TTGCGCCGGGGCTTGAAGCGCACATCTGCACGGCGCGTGGACTGTTCTCCAAGGACCGTGTTCACGGTCGGGAGGATGGTGTTAATGGTCAGGGCGGGACGGCCCTGGGCCTCAAGAGCGGAGAGGTCCGCCTCGTCCCACTGGTCGCCGCGATAGTAAGCGTCGCACTTCTTGGCCGTTTCAATGTACTCAAGGTGACCGTTGTCACGGGCTCGGATGTATCGATCCCACTGACGACTGGCGACTTCCTGTTGTTCGCCGGGGGTCATTCGCTTAGCACTTTTGGTTATAGCCATATCACGCACTCATCGCTGAACGTTGGCGAGGCGTCTTACCAAGGTATTCGAGCCTATCTCGCCAGGAAGGCTCGCGAATCACGGGCGCGCTGTAGGTCGAGAACTCAGTCATCATGAGGCCCAACCACGCTAGGGCGTCCACTTGGTCGTCGTGCACCCCGTTCGGGAACCGCAGCAGCTCTGCTACCAACGGCCCCGTAAAAATCTCGTTGCGCGGCAGGAACACCATGCCCTGCTGCATCCGACCCTGGATAGCCCGGGCCCGTGCTTCCTTATCCCTGCGCCCCGTCTTAAGATCCTTGAAGTACGCTTCGTAGAGCCCTCGCTCACGAACGCGTTTCTCCAAAAATGGTCCAAGGGCCATCTCAATGTGCCCTTTTTCAATACCAATGATCGACGGTTTCCACTGCTCGTACAGGTCTAGTATACGCTCTACTAATTCGAAGCCGTCGTACCTGCCCCGTACTACATCCATCACGAACAGTTCGTCGTACTCATTTACTCCGATGACCATGCCCACGGAGTAGTCGTTCCTGTCCTTTTTGCCGATGGCTAAGTCCCAAGCGGCATAAAAACGCATCTGGTTATAGTCAATATCTTCAGGATCATAATACTGGATCATGCCCCTGGTGAAATAGTCCCCGTCATCCGCTACGGGGTTCTGCTGATAGAGCGCTGACCAGTCTCGGGGGCCTACGGCTTTTTGGATTCGGGTGAGGGCTTCGAAGTCGTAGCGCTCTGGATGAAGCGGCTCGCCTGCTTCGCGAAACTCTTCATCTTCCTCCGCAATGGCCGGATAACGGACCACTTCCCAATCGTCACCGCCTTCCGCAGTCGCTTTGAGCAATCGGCCAGCCAAATCATCATCATGCCACCTAGTAAGAATGACAAGAACACCACCGCCGGGAGCAAGTCGCGTATATGCAGTCGACGTGTACCAGTCCCAGTTGGCGTCTCGGTTGTTTTGACTCTCAGCATCCTCGCGGTTCTTTACAGGGTCATCGATAACAAGGATGTGAGCACCTTTACCAGTAATACCGCCCCCAACACCAGCAGCAACAAATCCACCGCCAGCGGTGGTAAGCCATGCTTCAGCAGATTGGCTATCGGGGTCCAGACGGGTCTTAAACGCGGTTTTATATGTCGGCTCACGAAGGAGCTGACGAACCTTACGACTGAAGCCCATAGCGAGCGAACCGGAGTAAGAACAGGAGATAAATTCATGATCTGGATTTCTACCCAAATGCCAAGCTGGGAACGCAATCGACGCAAGCGTGGACTTTCCGTGACGGGGAGGCATAAAGAGCATAAGCCTTGGCGACTTTTTCTCCACAACATCCTGAGAGAATTTCTCAAGGCGGCGGCAGATATCCTTATGCACCCAACCAGCAGAGTAGTCAGGATTGAACCGCTCGACGAAGGGAAGTAGTCGCTTGCGCGTAAGGATTCGTAGTGCGAGTTCTTTTCGTGCCTTATCTTCAACGGACAGCTCCTCTTCGCCCGTGTCTCCCTCCACCGGAGCTGGCGGTGGGAGCGCCTCCACATCATCTGCCTTACAGTAACAGCAGAGTCCCTCTACCCCCTCACTGAAGAGCGTTTCGGGGTGCAGGTTCTTGCACCGCTTACACTTACGCTTGGGGACTTCGATATTCAACTTTTATCCGGCTCTAGGTAGTCGTTGCCCTTACCCGCAATCTGCAACAACTCTTCATCCGACATACGCTCAAGCTGCTTGGCGCTGGTGTTCACGTTGATATTGATCTGGGTAGCTTGGTCAGGCATGCCTAAACCATGCAGCTTGACCAGAGAATCAACGGTGTTCTTCATTTCGGTGGCGTTGGCGGCCGCTGAATAGGCCTCCATGTACATCATGTGCGCGTTGTTGCGGGTGAAATTGACCTCTTCCCGCATTTGTTCGCGGTAATATTCGATGGCTTGGCGCACTTTTGGGCGCTTAGACGCCTCAAGAGCTGCTGGGGCATGAGAGTAGCCCGCGGCCCGGCCTGCGGCGGCAACGGACATGCCGCTTACGATCCCCAGGACAAGGCGCTCTTGCTGTACCGTAAGGTCGCCTAACTGGAGCCCCATGTACGGTAACTGGGACTCAAACTCTAGGCGCTCGATGTCAGCGTCAGTGGACGCTAACGGGGGCTCGTGATCTAGCTTCGATAAGCTCTGCTCTGACATTGTCATCCAAGAATACGAATAAGGGGGCAACGACGCCTTTTTTGTTTACGCCCGCTTGTTCTAGGTAGTCCTCGATGGACATATCTACGTGTCCGGCTTCGTAGAGCATTTCTAGGACCATATACGCGTCGTAGACCAACACTTCAGTGCCGTCTCTTACCCCTGTACCGAGTACAGCGGCATCTAATCCGTCTAACGCTATCATCTCTACGTGGTCCATTAGGCGCGATAGTAGTCCGAGAGTGAATTAATCACAAGAGTGATGATAAATAGTCTTCACCCACCAGTAGAGCATATCCGTACTTAAAGTATGCTTTAAGATGTTAATCCGATATGCAACAAGTTGTACATTTCCGCGTACGTAGTCCTTGTTTCCGTCTATACGGTCGATGGACGCATTGAACTCTTTCTTGCCTAGGCCATCGGCATGATGGGTCATGAAGACACCGGACACGGCGCACTTCCCATCTTGCTCGCGCCATAGGTCCACGAGGTCTTCGATGGTGAGTTTGAACTCGTGGGTGTCTTTGCGGGCGGACTTTGATTTGGTCAAAAGGCGGCGTAAATAAAGCTCATACGACCCGGAAACAGCGTTGTTTCGCTGGACCATTACGCATTTGCGGCAAGTGCCTCTGAGCCAGCCGTCCTTGAGCCGCTCAAAATCTCCTATCGGAAGGACCTGACCGCACACTGTACAAGTGTGCTCTTCGGCTTCCACTTCCCCATCCCACTACGGGCCTCGAAGCCGAGTATACACAAGAAGCCCACAGGGAAAATTTTTCAGAAAATTTTTTTCAAATTAGCTTTCTGAATTGCTCACGCACTATCTCCCCTTCCCGGGTAGAGCCCACCCCAAACCCGGAATCGTTGTATTGGAACCTTGTATCCCCATCCCTTGTTGGAACCTTGTCGCTCAGTAACCCCTTTGCTTCGCACGGGGGTCGGGTAGGTTAGTGATCACTAACTAAGGAGCATTAACCATGAACAACTTCACCATCTTCGCAGACCACAAAGCACTCGGCACCTTCGTCGCTAGCTTCACGGAAGCCAACAACGTAGCTCGCCGTCTCAAGGCAGAGCTGCCCCAGATGTCCATCGTGCTCCGCCGAGCTCAAGAAGAGCCCAACATTGGCGGCGAGGGCGACCAACTCTTCTTCAACCTGTTCTGCGTCGTCAAGCCTCTCACTAACCCCTGGGCCCTGATCGAAAGCCTTGATCAAGCCATCGAGGATGCTGACTGGTACTACAACTTCAGCGACTGCGGCGACACCTACCGTCGAGGCAAGGCCTCGGTTGAAAAGGCAACTCGGCTCTACGAAGAAGCGCTGGCGGTCGGCGACTGGATTGCCGAAGAAGCAGAAGTGCTCTGGCAGGCCGCACAAGGAGACCGCCGGTGATCATCACCTTCACCCTCTTCTCTCTCATGTGCGCCGGGGTCGTGGCCCTGGCGCTCCACACCGCATACGAGGATCTCTCACAATGAACATTCTTGAATGGCACAGCTTCGCAATGCAGGCGATCTCCTTCTTCTTCGCCGGCATCGCACTACTGTCAGTTGTTTCTTACACTTTGGACCGTCGTTCACGAATCAAGGACAACGGTCTACGGCCCATGGCCCGTCGTCTTCCCAGAGATTGACAACGTCCGCCGCCCGTGGGGTGTGTGTCAGGTTTGAAAGTGTGTGTTAGTTTCAGACCCGTTTTTGACACACACCTAACTCTTTGATTTTGCTAACGAAACATCAAATGTGTGTCGTGTGTGTCGTGTGTGTCGGGTTTTTACGGCTTTAATTTTCAAACATGCCTTTGAAAAAAAAGACGTTCTAAAAAATTAACTTTGCAAAAAAACCTAACACACTTAACACACATCAATAAAAACAAACACTTAACCCCAAAAAGTCGACACACAAAGTCGACACACATGCCTCAAACCTAACACACATTTGCTCGTATCTAACACACAATCTCGAATCTACTTTAACTTGATCACCTAACTTGACCATGAACCACGGAGAACGAACCATGAACCATCACCAACGAACCACGCTCATCGAATCCTCAGACGCA